CACGATCTTCCTTGGTTTATCAAGAAACAGCCTGCCGCTGCTTGATCTAATCTAAGCGGGTGTTTCAAATTGACATCGCTTTGGCTGGAGGTTCCATTGCTGCAAGGGATGATTGCAGGCCTCTGCGCTCAAGATGCATAAAATATGCAAATCAGCATTTGCCAACCCGCAAAACTCCCGTCACTATCCCCGCTATGCAAAAACGCAACGTTTCTATCGTCTTAAGAGAACTGCTGGATCGCGACCGGATCTCCCCCACGGAGCTTCATCGGCGTACCGGCGTACCTCAATCCACGCTGTCCCGGATCCTCAGCGGCAAGATCGTTGATCCGTCGGACAAGCACATTTCCCGTATCGCCGAGTACTTCCGCGTCAGCACCGACCAGTTGCGCGGGCGCGCGGCGGTGGGCGTTTCGCGGGATGACGGGCGTGACCCGATGCATTCGGAACTCAAGGACATAAGCCTGTGGGACGACGACACCCCCGTAAATGACGACGAGGTGTCGATCCCCTTTCTGCGCGAGGTTGAATTGGCTGCTGGATCAGGAAGATTCGTCATCGAGGAAAGCGAGAAGGCCAGCCTGCGCTTCGGCAAGCGCAGCCTGCGGCATAACGGCGTGCAGTTCGACCAGGCCAAGTGTGTGACGGTGCGCGGCAACAGCATGTTGCCGGTGTTGCGCGATGGCGCGACGGTAGGGGTGAATGCAGGCAAGAGTGCAATCGGAGACATCGTCGATGGCGACTTGTACGCCATCAATCACAATGGCCAATTGCGGGTCAAACAGCTCTATCGCCTGCCTTCCGGGATTCGCCTGCGCAGTTTCAACCGCGATGAGCATCCCGACGAGGACTACAGCTTCCAGGATATCCAGGATGAGCAAATCAGCATCCTCGGTCATGTGTTCTGGTGGGGCATGTACGCCCGCTAACCTTCTTCTGTAAGACACGGCCCGCCAATGAGCGGGCTTTTTTTCGCCTCGGGAAAATGGCCGGGCCCTTTGCCTGCAAGGCTTTAATGCACTTGCGCATTGATTGAGCGAAAATAAATGCATTTATGCATTGACTTTATATGCATATATGCATATTCTTCGTCTCAAGCCAGCCAACAAGGTCTGGTGGAGGCGGCAAGGAGGCTGCCAGGAAAGACAAGGACGGCACGCAACATCGGCAAGGACGCCATCCGAGCGATGGCAGGGAGGCCAGGCAATACCGGCAAGGATGCCGACGCTCTTTAGTGACACCGCTTCAAGGAACAGGCAGCGATGAACCGGCCTCAACGGTTCAGAGGGTTGGCAACTGACCCGGGTGTGCAGCGTAAAGCACCAGAAGCAGTTATCCGGCAGACAGGGATCGTGGTCGGAAAAACATCGAGGAAAGATCCGTACCGCGCCAGTAGCGCCGAAAGATCGAGGACATCATTACTGAAAAGCCTGGGCAACCGGGCTTTTTGGAATGCCTACCTACCCATGGAAATTACCCCAACACCGGCACTCTGCCGGCATTGCTCAGCCAGGAGGCGTGACATGACAAACGAGCAGCAAGCGTTAGCGGAAATGCCTATCTGGCTGGTGATCGTACTGGCCCTGATCGGCGGCGTATCCGGCGAAATGTGGCGCGCCGACAAGGAGGGCGCCCGCGGTTGGTCGCTGGTGCGGCGCCTGGCCCTGCGGTCCGGGGCGTGCATGGTCTGCGGGGTCTCGGCATTGATGCTGTGCTACGCCGCCGGCATGTCGATCTGGACCGCCGGCGCCATTGGTTGCCTGACCGCCATGGCCGGCGCGGATGTCGCCATCGGTCTTTATGAACGCTGGGCGGCCAAGCGCATCGGGGTCAACGAGCCCCCAACCTCTCGCCCGGATCAGCAGTAACCGCTGCAAGGACGCAACGCAATGACACTTATCGAAAAACCATCCCAACTGCCTGTGGCGATTGGGCAGGCGCTGAAGAGCGCCTTCCCACAATTGCGCGTAGGCAATCATCAGGACTTTGTCGGCACTGGAGATAAAACCGGCGTATTGATCAGCGTGGAGCGCAACGGCCCCGGCGTCCGCTCCTTGGAAGGACGCAAGGCACACGCCTTGTCCGTTTCACTCAGGGTCACGGTTGCCGGCGGGGCTGCTCCTTTTGACGCCTGCGACCTGGCCAGCCAATTGATGGACCTGGCGCTGGATAACCGTTGGGGCCTGCCGCCCGATCAATGCGATTTGCCCACGGCCATCGTCGCGGCACCGACCGCACTCACAGGTGCCGAAACGGACTACGACACATGGACAGTGTCCTTCTCCCAAAACCTCTATTTCGGCCCGTCGTTGCTCGAAGATCCCACAGGCACACCACTGTTTGCCCGCACCTGGGAAGTCTCGGACATCGACGATCCGAATCAATATCGTCCCCTGCAGGAGTAGTCCATGTTCGACGCATTGCTACGCATGCAACTGGGGCCGATCGTCGAGCGTCTGGCGGAAATGGAAGCCCAGCTCGAAGACCTGTATCGACGCGCGGAAAGTTTCTGTCGGATTGGCATATGCCAGGAGGTCGACGCCGCCAGCAATACCTGCAAGGTCAGTCACGGTGATCTGCTCAGCCCGGCCATCCGCTTTTTCAACCCCAGTGCCGGTGCGCAGAGCGAAACCCGCATCCCATCGGTGGGCGAACAATGCCTGCTGTTCAACTACGGCGGCGGGGAAGGAGGGGCGCAGTCCGTGGCTTTGTTCGGTCTCAACAGTAGCCTCTTTCCGTCCGTATCCAGCGTCGCTTCGCTGACTCGACGACGCCATCAGGACGGCACCCAAAGCGATTACGACGACGCCAGCCACGTCTTCAACTGGGTTAATGGCCCAACCACATTCAGCGGCTCTCGCGAGCAGGTCGACGTCAATGTCGGCGCCGCCAGCCTGACAATGAACGCCCAGAGCATCACCCTGCAACTTGGCGCCGCCGGCTTAGTGCTGGATGCCGCAGGTGTGCATTTGAGCGGCCCGGTGGTGGATCACCAAGGCCGCGTGATCAGCAGTGCATAAGGATTTGCCATGATCGGAATCGATAGGAATACCGGCGCAGCCGTCGATGACTGGCTGCAATTCGTCCAGCGCGCCACCCGAGCGCTGACCACCCCCGTGGGCACGCGCCAGAAGCGCCCCTTGTACGGCTCGATGATCCCGCAACTGCTCGGCCAGAACCTCGGCGACGACCTGTTGATCCTCGCCCAAAGCCACGCCGCGCAAGCTTTCTACAACACCCAGAACGGCATCGCCGACTTCCAGCCCCAGGTCATCGTCGCCACCCGCCAGGGCGCAGGTTTGTTGCTGCGTTTTGCCGGCACCTGGAAAAACCGCCAACAATCCTTCGAGGTCGTGACATGAGCATGTTGATCCCTGGCCAGAACCAACTGGCGGAACCGGCGATTATCGCGGTGGATGAGTTCGAGCCGTTGCTGGCCGAGTTCAAGGCGTTTGTCATCGACTACGTCGCCATCCGTGCGCCGCAAAGCGCGGCCAAACTCAAGGTCAGCCTCGACAATGAAAGCGAACTGCTGACCTTGGCCCTGGAGGCATTTTGCGTACGCTTGCAAACCCACGAGCGCAAATACAATGCGCGCATCAAACAGATGCTGGCGTGGTGGGCCACCGGCAGCAACCTGGATGCGCGCCTGGCCGATATGGGCCTGGAGCGCCAGGTGCTGGACCCCGGCGACCCGGCTGCTTTCCCGCCGGTGCCGCCGACCCTGGAAAGCGACGACGATGCGCGTCTGCGCTATTACCTGGCGCCCCATGCGCCGGCGGCGGGGTCGCGCATGCAGTATCGCCGCGAGGTATTCACCCTTGGCGAGCGGCCGTCGGTCAAGGTGCAGAGTGCGACACCGGGTGTGGTAACTGTCAGCTACAGCTTTGATCCGGACGGTTATGCCGCTCGGATCAAGGACGGCAATGGGCGGCGCACTGCCCCCGGCGAAGTGATGGTCACCGTGCTGTCCAGGGACGGCGATGGCAGCGCTTCCGCCGATTTGCTTGACGGCGTACGCCGACATTTCGCACGACCTGATGTACGACCGGAAACCGATCTCGTCACCGTCCAGGGCGCGCAGATTCAACGTTACAAAATCCGCGTGATAGCCAGGATCAATGCCGGCCCGGATTCGGGCTTGACCCAACTGGCGGCGCAGCAACTGCTGCAAACCTACGCCGACTCCTGTCACCGCCTGGAAGGCCGAGTGGATCCGAGCTGGATCGACTACGCCATCCACAGCGCCGGTGCCGCGCAACTGCAGATTCTCGAACCGCTGGAACCGATCATCAGCACGGCGTTCCAGGCCCCGTATTGCACGGGCGTCGAGGTGGAGGTTCGCACGCTATGAGCGAACCCAAAGCGAGCCTGTTGCCCGCCAACAGCTCACCGCTGGAGAAGGCCCTGGACTTGGGTTTCGGCCACTTGCTGGAACGGGTCATGCCGCCGTTTCCCGAGCTGATGAACCCGGATCGCACACCGGCGGCGTTCTTGCCCTACCTGGCGGCAGATCGCGCGGTAAACGAATGGAGCACCACGGCCCCTGAAGTCGAGAAACGCCTGACTGTCAAACTCGCCTGGCTCACCGCCCGCCAGGCCGGCACTCGCCAGGCCCTGGAAAACGCCGCCAAGGGCCTGCAACTCAGCCCCGAAGTGCGCGCCTGGTATGAGCAGAAACCGCCGGGCGTGCCCTACAGCTTTGCCGTACGGGCCTGGACCGAATTGCCCTACAGCGAAGCCATCGACGCCCGACTCGACCGCCGCCTGGCCGACGCCAAAAGCGAGCGCGACATCCTGTCGATCTCCGTGGGCCTGAGCGCATCGGGCCGCCACTTTCTCGGCGCGGCGACACTGTGCGGCGAACTGACCACGATTTATCCCAACGTGCTGGCAGGAGTCGAGGCCTCGGGTCGCGCCTTTGTGGCGGCCGCTCTCTACACCGTCGAAACCACCACCCTTTATCCACAGGAGCACTAAATGGCTGACTATTACACCCTGCTCACGAACGCGGGGATCGCCTACGAAACTGCCTGCAAGGCGGCGGGCATCCCCATCAAACTGGCGCAGATCTCCGTCGGCGACGGCAACGGCGCCGTCTACAACCCCGACGCCAGCGCCCAGGCCCTTAAACGCGAAGTCTGGCGTGGGCCGTTGAACGCGCTGTTCCAAGACGAAAAAAACGCCAACTGGCTGATGGCCGAAGTCACCATCCCGTCGGATGTCGGCGGCTGGTATGTGCGCGAGGCAGGGCTGTGGACAGATACCGGGATCTTGTATGCCATCGTCAAATATCCGGAGTCGTATAAGCCAGTGTTGGCGACGTCGGGGTCGGGGAAAGAGTTTTATATTCGATCGATCTTTGAAACGAGCAATGCCGCGATCGTGACGTTATTGATTGATGACACGGTGGTGAAGGCGACTCGGGCTTGGGTGATGGATTACCTGGCGCAGCAGTTGGCGAAGGGGACTTATTCCAAGGCTGAGATTGAGGCCTTGATTGCCAAGGCTTCGGCGTTGCCGGTGGGGGCGATGGTGCCGTTTCCGTTGGGGAAAGTTCCGCCTGGATATTTGGAGTTGGATAACAGTTTGTTCAAGGATAATCTTTATCCGGATCTTGCGGCTTATTTGGCGAAGAAATTTAACTTGGCTGATGACGCTGCGGGATATACCCGTTTGCCAGAGTCACGTGGCGAGTTTTTCCGAGGTTGGGATAATGGTCGAGGAGTAGATGTTGGACGCGTGCTGGGAAGTCTGCAGGCGGATCAGTTCAAGTCTCATACTCACGGGATTAAGGTTAGGGAAGCGGCTGCAGGAGGAGGCTTTACTACCCTTTACCCGAATGGCACACAAATTCCTGACGACAGCTTCATCCAATCCGAAGGGGGGGCCGAAACCCGACCTCGGAATTTGGCAGTGATGTGGTGCATCAAGGCTTGGAATGCCTCCATCAATCAGGGGAATATAGACGTATCCGCTCTTGCTCTTGAGCTTAAAAAAATCAAGGCACTGTTCATCACCAGTAACTATAAAAAGCTATCGGTATCCTCTACCGGAACTAATGCGATTGTTACGTTAAGAGCTGAAAAGTTGGTTGTTGGTAGTGGAAATGCTGCTCAGGCACTCGGGAGTGTTGACCTTTCTGTGAACCTACAGACCTCGGGACTTGGCGGGTTGGATACGGGGGCAGTCGCAGCATCTAGCTGCTACGGTATTTGGGTGGCTACAAATGGGGATGCAATGGCTGCTGTTGCCGCACTGATGCCGGTTGTTCAGGGCGCAACTAAAGTTGGCTCGCCTATCATTACCGGCCTTTCCAGCACTGCTTCATTACGCGTCGGAATGACATTTTGCGGTGTGGCCTTCCCTTGGGGGGTAACTATTAAATCCATTGACTCTGCTACTCAAATTACGTCAAGCCAGCCTGCGGTGACGACAATAGCGGCTGACTACTTGCGGTTTGTCTATGAGCCTGTTCTGCCCGCGGGTTACATGGCGAGTCGCTTCAGCACAGTTTTTACTGACGCCACCGCTAATAAGTTTCCGCTTTCCTTTATTCAGTTGAATAAAGTAATTCGCTTACGAGTAGCCCCTGGCACCAATGTTGTGTCATTGCCCACGCTTGCCGGTGGTATCCAGGGGCAGCCGATGCATCCGCCGACTTTTGTCCCGGTAGCCCTTGGAGGCTTCATTCCGCCTACAGCATCAAAAATCGCACTGACGCTTACCGGCTACATTTCGGGCAACTCTGTGATCGCTGCGCCAAACCCTTCTCACAACGGCGTGAGCGCGACATCGACATCTGCGTCGCCTCTGCATATTAGCCAGGGTTACAACGCGGCTGCTACTCATGCTTCAGTCAGCGGTGAACTTGTTCCAGAGCGGGCTTATATCTACTACGCATCAAGTGCGACTCCGTCTGGAGTTTTGTTGGAAGGTTGGGAGGAGGACCTATGAGCGGATTTGCAGTGCGTAACGATGGGGCATCAGGTTTTCGCGCGGTGAACAGTATTGATGAGCTGTATTTGTACGAGGTTTTCTCACTTCTTGAGCCTTCGGTAATGGCATCGCAGCCGCCAACTATTGAGGAACTGAGTGCCTCGGCCAAGAACCAACGTGACAAGCTATTAGCCATTGCTGCAAACCGCATGGGTCCTTTACAGGACGCTGTTGATAGCGGTAGGGCAAATGATGAGGAGCTAACACGCTTAGCTCTCTGGAAAGACTACCGAATTGACCTTAATCGTATCGAAACCCAAGAGATGTTCCCTGCGGAAGTTCAATGGCCAGTTTCTCCTGATGACGCTTTCGAAATGCTACTCAAATAAACGCACACACTGACGGGACGTTTTCATTCCCCATCTCAATACCTACCGCTATGAGCGGTTTTTTTTCGCCCGGAGTTTCTCTCTTATGCCCACCCGCCAAACCTACACCGTCCTCATCCCATTCCCCACCGGCGCCGGCCATTGGTCCTCCGTCGGCCAGGAGTTGGACTTGCTGGACGTCGAAGCAACCGCCCTGCGCACCGCTGGACGTCTGGAACTCACCAGCGTCTTCAACGCAACCCCGGCCAAAAAGGCCATTACCAAGAAGGCTGATTAACCATGGCTGAAGTCCTCAACTTCGAGCACAACGGCATCACCGTGAATGCCACCGAATCCCCCGAGGCCATGGGTGGCCTTGGTGACAATGTGATCGGCCTGGTCGGCACTGCGCCGAACGCCCATGGGTCGATTCCGAAAAACGCCCCGTTCCGTATCAACAGCTTCACCACCCAGGCGCTGCTGGACCCGACCGGCGCCGAGACCGGCACGTTGTTCCACGCGGTGTACCAGATCCTCAAGGTGGTGAAGGCGCCGGTCTACGTGGTGATCGTGGAGGAGGGCGCCACCCCGGCTGACACGATCAATAACGTGATCGGCGGCGACGAGCCGGTCACCGGCCGCAAACTGGGCCTGGCGGCATTGGCCAGCGTCCCCGAAGACCTGACCATCATCGGTGCCCCAGGCTTCACCGGCACCAAGGCCGTGGCAGGTGAGTTCGCGGCCTTCGGCAAGCGTGTCAAGGCCCGTGTGGTGCTGGATGGCAAGGACGCATCGGTCGCCGACCAGGTGACCTACAGCGGCGAACTGGGCGGTGCCGACCTCGGTTTCGACCGGTGCCTGCTGGTGCACAACATGCCGTCGGTGTACTCCAAGGCGGCGAAGAAAAACGTGTTCCTCGCGCCGTCGTCCCTGGCTATCGCCGCGTTGGCCAAGGTCAAGCAGTGGGAAAGCCCAGGCAACCAGGTGACGTTCGCCGAGGACGTTTCCCGCGTGGTCGAGTACAACATCCTCGACACCTCCACCGAAGGCGACCTGCTCAACCGCTACGGCGTGAGCTACTACGCCCGCACCATCCTCGGCGGTTTCTCGCTGCTGGGTAACCGCTCCATCACCGGCAAGTTCATCAGTTACGTCGGCCTGGAAGATGCGATCAGCCGCAAGCTGGTCAAGGCCGGCCAGAAAGCCATGGCCAAGAACCTCACCAAGTCCTTTATGGATCAGGAGGTCAAGCGCATCAACGACTGGCTGCAAACCCTGGTCGCCGACGAAACCATCCCCGGTGGCAGCGTGTACCTGCACCCGGAATTGAACAGCGTCGAGAAGTACAAGAACGGCACCTGGTTCATCGTCATCGACTACGGCCGCTACGCACCGAACGAACATATGGTTTATCAACTCAACGCCCGCGATGAAATCATCGAGCAGTTCCTGGAGGACGTTCTCTAATGTTTACCAATCGAATCAGACAGGCCATTGCGGCCACCCTTCAAGGCTTGCCGTTGTCCGCGACGGTCAACTCGTTCACGCCACCGAAGATCGACTTCGATATGGAGTCGATGACCGGCGGACGCTTTATCGGCGAAGAAATGGCCAAGAGCGCCAAGGTGTTGAACGCGATCCTGGAGCTGCAAGGCGCAGGTCCGGAAATCATGCTTGCCCTGGGTGTAACCCTGGGTGAGGACATCCTGCTCAATGTCCGTGAAGCCGGCCAGGACCAGGACGGCAGGACGTATTTCACCTACCACACCGTTGGCGGCAAGCTGAAGTCTCTGAGCGAGACCGCGCTGAAGATGGGTGAGAAACCCACCACCACCCTGGAGCTGTCCTGCCGCACCTATAACCGCCTGGAAAACGGCATCTCGGTGATCGACATCGACGTGCGTACCCAGAAGTTCGTGCTCAACGGCGTCGACATCCTCGGCGATGCGCGCCGCGCCGTGCTGATGCCTTAACCCACGGGGGCGGGCCTGCTCGCCCCCCCACTTCTCCAAGGAATTGCCCCATGGCCTGGATGCCACCGCTGCACATTCTGCTGTCCCCGATCACCGCCGACACTGGCGCGACGATCGAGCAGATTCAACTCAAGCCGCTGTACTACGCCGCGCAAAAAGATGCGCTGGCCCGGGCCGGTGACGACGAGGACGATCAGTTCTTTGAACTGGCGAAACTCGCCACCGGCCTGTCGGAAAAAGAACTCGACCAACTCAAGCGCCCGGACTACGTGACCATCGCTCAATACGTACACGAGATGTCGACACGTCCTGCGTCGTTCTTCCTCGACGAGTCCCACACATCCCCCCACGACCAGCCCGTGTCACTGCTGCTCCCCCTCGACGCCGCCGGTCGTTCCCTGACCGCGCTGGCCCTGGAAATGCCAGCTCTGCGCGCCACCAAAGTGATGAAAAAACTCGCCACCAACAAAGAGCGCGCCGAGTTCATCACCGCCCACTGCACCGGCCTGATGATCCCCGACCTCGCCAGCCTGACCGTGCCCGACTGGACCGAACTGCAGGAGCGCATCGACGATTTTTTAAATCAACCGGCGGCCTTCTTTCGCAACGCGACATCGACGTGATCCTCGATGTGGTGCCGCTGGTGTATTCGGTGAATGAAGCGGAGATCCTCGATTGGGACGCCGCAAAAGCATTGCGCCGCTATGACATTGCGATCACTCGCCTTGGCGTCAAACAGGAGTAGAGCGGGATGCAAGAGACTCAATATGGGATCAAGCTCGCCCGGGAAGACTTGCGCTGGATGTTCGGCGAGGCGGATCTGGGCAATGCGCTGGCCCCGTTTTCCGCAAGCGCTGCGGCGCCTGTAAGCCTGGCGGCGGCATCGGATCCGCAGTTTGCGCTCGGCCCAGCGTTGGCCACGCTCAGTGTGGATATCAACACCTTGACGCAGGAGCAAGTGCGCTTGCGTGAAACGTTGGAGACGCTCAACAGTTCGTTGTCCAACCCGAGTCGTTCGATCAAGGCCCCAGACCCCGAAGCCGATGCCCCACTGGTCCAGGCGTTCAAATGGGCGGGGGAAGGCTTGGCAGACTCGGCCAGGACCAAGGTTTCGGACAAGGTCATTGAAGGGACGCTTGGCCGGATTCCGGTTGTCGGTGCGCTGTTCAAAGCAGACAGCAAAGGTAACGACGCGTGTTGCGCGGGCATCAGCGAAACCTTGCGCGGACGCGAGCGTTTTGCTTCACGCAACACCGCTACGAAGAGGCGTGCTCGGCCATCAAGGGGGGCTCCCTCAAAAAAAACCTCAGGTTCCGGTAACAAAACCATGGGGTTTACTGCTACGGCCCGCAGGCTTGGCCCCCTGAAATATGCCGCCGTCGCCATGGACGTGATCCAGGGCGCACGCAACGGCGACGCAAAAGCCATCGGCACAGGGCTGAGCACCGCTGGGGCAGCCTGGGCCGGCGCTTCCGCCGGAGCCGCCATCGGTACGCTGATTTTCCCCGGCGTCGGCACTGCCGTCGGCGGCGCAATCGGAGGCTTGCTCGGTAGTGAGGCGGGCGCGTGGCTAGGCGACAAACTGTTCGGCTCAACCGATCGCCTCCCCGCTCCTGGCGCCGTGAGCAAAGAGCTCAACAGCGCCCGGACGGACAACGCCCAAATCACGATTGCCCCGAGTATTCAGATCACCGGGGTCAACCCGGCCGACGCTCAACAGGTCGTCAACCAGGTGATCCAGGCCCTGCAATTTCAGTGCATGCCGATGGTCACGGACAGCCTGGGCATCCGGCGCAACGCGGCCCTGGCCGACTCTGGAGGTGATTGATGCGACAACAAATGGTGTTGGGCGATTTTATATTCGGTCTGTCCCGGGGCTTTGCTTACTCCTCGTTGACCCGCAATAGCGATGGTGGCTGGGCAGACTTGGCGATTATCGCCAGCAAGCCCCAGTCGCGGCAGAACGGGCAGAAATCGGAAAAACTCACCTTCAGCGGAATGGCCATGTACGCCGAGGGTATGCAGCGGCTGGATGAACTGCGCGCCTTGCAGAACCTGCGGGTGCCGTTGCCTCTGGTCGACGGCATCGGCCGTAACTGGGGTCTTTGGCGGATCAATGCGGTGGCGGAAACCCAGAGCAGCGTGATTGATGACGGCACTGCCATGGTGGTTGCCTGGACCCTGGAACTCGAGGAGTTCACCAATGCGTAGAGTGCGAAGTATCTCCGGTGATTCGGTGAACCTGCTGCTGTACCGCGAGTTGGATCGTTGCGATGACGCAGCGGAAGAAAACCTTTGGCGCTTGAACCCCGCGCTTGCCGAGTACGGCCCGGTACTCCCGGCTGGCGTATGGGTGATCGTGCCCGAAATGCAATCGCACCCGACGGCGGTGCGCCCCGTTCTGGCGTGGGATTAAGGAGGCGGCATGGCACAGGGATTTACCCCCATTGTCGAGTTTTACGGCGCCAACGCGGCGTTGCTCAATCAGCGCATCATGCACTGGCGCCACACTGATGCGGCGGGTATCGAGTCTGATCGGCTGGAGCTGACCCTCAATATCGAGGGGCTTGAAGGCTTGCCCAGCATGAGCGGCAAGATCGGCTTGCGTGTCGGTTATAAAGAGTCGGGGTTGGTGGAAAAAGGCGAATTCGCGATCACCCAACGAACCCCCGTCCTGTTTCCCATGCGCTTGATGATTGTGGCGACGGCTGCCCCTTTCAGCATGGTGGACCCCAGCGGCTACCGCCAGCGTCGATCCGCCAGTTACGGGCCGACGACCCTGGGGGCGCTGTTTCGCCAGATGGTCGAGCGCCACGGTTTTTCTGCGCGGGTGGCGCCCGCCCTGGAGGGGATTGCGATTGCCCATATCGATCAATCCAACGAGAGCGATATGGCGTTCATCACCCGTCTGGCCAAGCGTTATTGCGCGGTCACCAAACCGTTCAACGAGCTGTACGTGCTGGCTGAGGCCGGGCAAGTCAAGACGCTGTCCCTCAAGCAGTTGCCGGAGGTGAAGTTGTCCGTGACCCTAGACAACCGCCCCGGTGACAGAGCCTTTATCACCGCCACGCTCAACGAAAATACACGTTCAAAGTACCAAGGCAGCCGCGTCACCTGGTGGGATGTGGCAGCGGGCCGCCAGCGTGTGGTTCAGGTGGGCGTTGCACCATTCAAGACCTTGCGTCAGCGCTGTCAGAACGAGGCGGAAGCCCGCGTCGTCGCCGAAGCCGAATTACGCCGCGCGGGGCGTGAAGGCTTGGAGCTGTTGATCGATTGCCCCGGCAATCCGCTGCTGTCTGCCGAAGGGCTGTTGCGGCTGGACGAGACGTGGCCGTCGTACATGCAGGGGCGCTGGTCAATTACCAAAGTGGTGAATGTGGGCGACCCGGTGACGGGGTATCGCAGTTCGATCACGGCGGGTGGGTTGTCGACATAGGGTTTTTTCAGGATGAAACCGATGGTGATCACACTGCCTCAACTGACTCAAATCATGCCGGGAGCCAGCCTTAAGTCGGGTGTTTTTTTGCCCACTTTAAATCTGGCGTTTGCGCGCTACGGGATTAACAGCCCACGGCGCGCTGCCGCCTTCCTCGCCCAAGTCGGCCACGAGTCCGCCGAACTGCGCTACGTGCGCGAACTGGGCAGTGATCAGTACTTGAGCAAATATGACACGGGTGTGTTGGCCGCTCGCTTGGGCAATACCGTCGAGGCCGATGGCGACGGTCAGACGTACCGGGGCAGGGGCCTGATCCAGATCACCGGCCGTCGCAACTACCAGGCGTGCAGTCAGGCGCTGTTCGGTGATGAGCGGTTGTTGCAGCGGCCGGAACTGCTGGAGCAACCGCAATGGGCATGTGAGTCCGCCGCCTGGTTCTGGCAGAGTAATGGCCTCAATGAACTGGCCGACAAGGATCAGTTCAGCGTTATCACGCGGCGCATCAACGGTGGGCTGAATGGGCTGGAGGATCGCTTGCGACTATGGGCGCGGGCGAAGGCGGTGCTATGCGTTGCCTAG